AAAGGAAATCCCAAGCTGCGCTTCCTGCTGCCTTTCCGCAGCGATCTCGGCGTTGACCTGCGCGATGTCGTAGCCGCGCTCGGCGATGGCCTGCGTCCGGCTTTTGAGTCCTGCGTTGATCTGCGCAATTTCGGCGTTGGCATCCTTGAGAGGGTCGACCCAGTCCCACTTGGGTGGCAACCAGTCGCAACCCAAATATTCCGCATGTTTGGCCTCAAAGTTGCGGATCGTCAGCGCGCCCGACAAAACGGCCATATCCATCCAGCGTTCCCAAACGCGACGGCACAACTGCCAGACCATAACCGAGTGCTGCCAAGCACCGACGCGCCGCCGAAACTCGAGCAGAGCCATGCGGGAGTTTGAATAGTTCGCCTTCAGCATGTCGCCGGAGACGTAGGCGTAAGGCACGCCCGTCGCTGCCGAGATTTGCAGGATCGTGCGGTACTGAAACGGCTCGTAGGTCTGACCGACATCGGCGGGCGATGAGGTTTGAACCTCTTCGCCGGGTTCCAACATTGTGACTTGGCCGGGCTGCACGTCCATGACGCGTTCGCCGTTTTCGTCTTCCTGCTCCGCCGTATCGAACGGTTCGTTCGGCGCAGGCGTCGTGATGAAGAGCGCGTACATGGCCGCGACCTTCTTGCGGTCGAGTTCCGCATCGTCGTATTGGTCGAGAAGAAACAGCTTCACGATGGCGGGAGCCAGACGCGAGACGCCGCGCAACTGGCCAGCATCCGCCGCATCCATCAGATGCATGACATTCAAGGCTGGAATGCGCACCGTTTCGCTTGTCAGGTCTGGTTGCGTCAGGTCGCCGGGATGGCGGCGCAGGAAATGATACGCCACGCGCCGCCCGTTGCCGTCGAACTCGATGCCGCACCGGATGACATTGCCGTTCGCAAGAACCTCGTTCTTGGTCAAAGGCAACATTTCGGTCGGCAGAAGTTGCAATTGAAGCGGCACCGGCAAGCCAAGCGACGCGGAAACAGGCCGAAAGACGAAAAACGTCTCGCCCGTGATAAACATCTCCCGCGCGGCGCGGCGTTGCAGACCATAAAAGTCAGTCAGCCCTTCCGCGTCGGCGTAATCCGTCCAGTTGCACCACAATTCCATGACGCGCTTTTTGAGCCGCGCATTGGATATCTTGCTCGACGGGTTGATACCGTCGCCCACGGCGTTGCCTGTCCAACTTTCCGCTGCGTTTGTGGCATAGCCGTTGTTCCGAACGAGATAACGTGCCCGCGCCGTGATCGTCGCCCCTGCGCCGACAAGCAACGTGTTCAGGTGCAGGCGCGATGGCTGAAACGTCCGTAGGCGCCTGTTGCCTTGGGAGGCCTCGAACCCTCCTGTCGAGAGCGGGCCAAAAGCCCCGCGCCAGACTCGCGTGATGTTTGAGAGCACCCCCATCCTAAAGCCCCTTGCTGCCCGACGTCAGGACACGACGGCGCGGTTTGCCGCTTTCAAGAACGGCTATACGTTTTTCCAAATCGGTAATGGCCGAAGCCATCTCGGCATCCGTTGCGTAAGAGATGCGGCGGCCCTCGACATCAATGCTGCGCACCCCGCGCCAGCGCGCAGCGAGCAACGCCTCAAGGCGCGCTTTCATGTCGTCAAGGGTCATGGGCCTATCTCAAATAAGATGAATGAAACGTCCGTCGTTTGCTTGGCGGCTTGCGGCGCAACACGCCTGCGCTGCGCGGAGGCTCTTCGGCTGTGTCCGCGATCTCTCGTTCTTCCGCCGCGACTTGCGCTTCAAGTTCTTTCCACCGCGCTTGAGAAAAGCGATCAATGCCGACGATCCAAGCGGCTGCGCGGGCGTAAACGCGGCAGTCGAGCGCCTCGTTGCGTTCCCGGAGCTTCTGCCATTCTAACCGCGAGAAGCCACGTTTTGTTTTGACGGTGACAAGTTGCTCCGCCGTCAGTTGTTTGATCCATTCACTGTCGATGCCTTCGGGCAGATGCATCGTTCCGGGCGGAAACAAAGCGCCGTCGTCGATCTCCTCGGCTGTCGGACGGACAAGGCGCAGGAAACGATAGGTCTCTGTTTTGAACGTCGACCCCGCGACAACCCAGAGCTTCGCGCCGCGTCGAATTTTGCGCCCGCCTTCGCTGACATCGACGTAAGTCGGGCCGGTCACGGGGCTGGCGCGGTTGAAACCTTCCGCGCCTTTGACGGCCATGACTTGAGCGCCGCCCATGTTGCGCGTCCACGCATAGACGGCAGGCGCTTCATAGCCGGAGTCCACAGCCAGTTTGCCAATGGTCAAATGCGGGCCGTTTTCATGTGGCCATGTCTGTGTCAGCAGTTGAGCCAGCGCATCCCAAACCGCCGGATCATCCGGCCCGCCTGGAATGACGATGTGGTCGACAAGCCAGCTTTCGAGGCTGCGGCCCCACGCCCAGACATCGACTTCGATGCGGTCTTTTTGAACGTCTGCGCCTGCAGTCAGGAACAGACCTCCTTTGAGAACCCTTCCCAGACGATAGGGCTCGCGGCGCTCGCACAAGATTTGCCAATCAGGCGCTTCGCCGCTCTCGACCCACGTCTCGCCAAGCACGCTGTTCTTGAAACCTTTCATCGCCTCGTCGTTTCCCTGCGCTGCTTCCCAATCGCGGGCGATGCGCTCCCAGCTCAGCCAGCCGTGCGGCGAATACAGGCTGGAGATATGGTAACCAACCGTCAGCGGATCGGCACTGATCGCCGTCGCGCGCCATTCCCCATGCTCCAGCATGAAGGTTTTATGGCGCTCATTGATCCGCGCCTCGCAATGTTCGCAGTGATAGGCGACCGTTTCCGGTTTGCCTTTCTCCCAACGCAGCCTCTCGAATTGCAAAACCTGCTTGTGGCCGCAAAACGGGCACGGGATAAAATATTTGCGCTTGTCGCTGGCATCGTATTCGCGCTCGATGCGCGAGATGCCCTTGATTGTCGGCGTCGAGCACAGGAACACCTTGCGTCGCCACGCGAAGGTGCGCGTGCGAGCTTCGGCCAGCGCGACAGGATCGCCTTCTTCGCCCGCGCTTGCGGGATAAGCGTCGACTTCATCGAGAAACAGATAGCGTGCGGGCATGGAACGCAGGCCCACCGCGCTGTTCGCGCCGGTTATGACCAAGATCCCGCCCGGAAACTCCTTGGACAGGATCGTATTGCCGCTGTCGCGCGACCGCGCCGGAGCCACGCGCTCCCGCAGGATGTCACTTTCTTCGATGAGCGGGTCGATGCGCTGCTGGCTGAAACGTCGTCCCAGCTCGACGGTCGGCTGCACTGCCAACATCGGGCCGGGCGCGTGATGGATGATGTAGCCGATCCAGTTGTTGCCGCATTCCGACCCGCCAAGCTGCGCGCCTTTCATCAGCACGATGCGCTGGTAAGGCGACGACGGCGACAAGGAATCCATGATCTCGCGCAAATACGGCGTGCGGCTCGTGCGCCAAGGCCCAGCCTCGTTCGCGCCGCGCGGCGAGAGAACGCGGTTCTCATCTGCCCATGTCGAAACCGTGTGATCCGGATCCGGCGTAATCCCGTCCATCCAACCGCGCAGGATCGCGTCCGCCCCGTCGAATGAGGCGATGCTTTCTTCGATGCCGATCATGAGCGGATTTCAATCTTGATGTCGGCAAGCTGTGCCAAATGCTCGCGCACCAGCTTTTCTAGCGCGACTTGCACTTGATGCGTGTCCGCACCGATCTCGGATGCCAAAGCTGCCGCCACGCGCGTCGGCCACATCTGCCAAGCGTCGCGCTCTTGTTGCGCGATGCGACGGATCAACACAACGGCCTGGGCGCGATCGACAAGCTCGCCCTTAAGCTTCTGCAGTTTGACGCGGCGCTCTTGCGCTTTCAGAACTTCATTCGCCGTGCGGGCCTGCACGAAAGTCGTGCCGCCGCCCGTTAACGGCGCGTGTCCGGACTCTCGCAGCGTGTCGCCGACGGCACGGATCGCCGCTTCCGGCACCGCCTTTCCCTTCGGCTTTTCTTTTTGCCGCACCTGCGCGGGATCTGTGTTTTTCGCCAGAGCCGCGATGGCCTTGTCGGCGTCAATTGTCCCATCGCCTTCAAGCCGAATGCGGCCTGAAGCGATGGCTTTTTGCACCGCGCCCCGACTTTTGCCCCACAGGGCGGCGAACTCTCGTTGACTGACTCCCATATGCCATGTTCCTGCGCTCTGGCGTCGCCCCCGCACTATCATCTAATGATCGAAATAAGCCAAAATTAGCCATCTGATTGCTCGTTATTCACTGGATAAGTGCTGCGAATGAAGCGTTCATGTCCTTGTTAAACAACAGCTTTTCAAGGAGAATGCACATGCCCAAAAAGGCCCAAAAACAGGGCAAGGCCAAGCCCAAAACCTTCGTCAAGAAGGCGATCAAAACCAAGGCCCAAAGCAACGGCAAACCGACCAACGACGAGGGTTTGTCCGCGCCGATGCAGGCCGGCCTTGCCGCTGTCGCCGCCATGAAGCCGACAAACGATGCGCCCGCGCGGGAGACAAAACTCACCAAGGTGATCGAACTTCTGAGCCGACCCGAAGGCGCGACCATCGAGCAGCTTGTCGACGCGACGGGCTGGCAGAAGCACACCGTGCGCGGCGCACTCTCCGGCACGCTTCACAAAAAACACGGTTACCAAATTGTTTCCGAAAAGCCTGTGACGGGACACTCGGTGGTGGCAAACAAGCCTGAGTACGGAAAGCGCATCTACAAAATCGCGCCGACCAAGCAATAAAACAATCCAGCCGCGCCGGTTGATTATTCAATAA